GTCGTCTCTTTGCTGAGACGACCTGCTCTTCCTCGCTTGAGTATTGCGAGAAGAGGAACGCGGACACGGGTCTGCGTTTATTCCGTTTTACTCCAAAATAGTGGGCAAGCTACCTTCGGCCTGGAGCTCTTGAATGAGTTCGGCCGTGGCTAGCGAACCCGCCGCGCGCGCAACCCTCGTCTGATTTGAGGGAATTGGGACACTGCCGTCCCAGATAGCTTCACCCTGAGCGATGCTCCGATACACGTAAGACAATGGATCCACCTCTATGGATAATGGACCCATGTAAGCCGCGTTCGTTAAGGGTTGAAGCTCCCAGACTTCTAGTTGAGATTCGAGTCTCTTGACATATTGCATTGCCTTCTTGAAGGTTCTAGCAATTTAACGTTTCTGCTTTCCGAATCTCCTAGAGGGCCACCAAACACCTTGAAGCACACCGTCTACGGACTTGTTGGTGCCGCCGGCCGGGCGAACTTTTCTAAGTTGCTCTGCCAATCGCATGGCGGGTGTTTTGAATGGCTCTTTCTCCTGGGACTGACAACGATTCTGGATGTACGCTACTGTGTAGTTGTGGAGTTCAATGCTGTTGCCGGCTTTTAGGCGCTCGAAATTGTGACGCATGAAATTGCCCAAGTCCGTCTCAATCTCTGAGAAGGGCGGGTGATTGATTGCGTCACCGAGGAAGGCGATCGGATCGTCTTCAGAGTCAATTTCGACATCAGCCTACCGTAAAGTCTGCCGCAGCATGTCTTTGAGACGACGCTCGTAATGCTCGTTCTCGTCGACGTACTCGCCGAATGCAGCAATTGCGATCTCCAGATTCTTGGTATCCGCTAGGAAGTCCTCCTCTCCAAGGGAGATGCCGTGACCATCAGCGCGTAAACCTGTTGAGAACACTCGAGAAGAAACATAGTCTCGCGCATACGCGTCGAAGACTCGTCCCTTGTGGAACTCTCTCCAGTTGCGCCAAGATCGGCCTGTCCTGCGGTACAAGTTGTTGTCAGTATCCATTAATCTTCCCTCATGACTACCCCCTTTACTCTTCTTCCTGATGATGAATGGCCATCCTGTTTCACTATCCGAGTGCCAAAGTGCATCGCGCACGGGGGCTCGGTCGAACACCCACTTGTTCTTGAGTTGGGTATGTTGCTAGTGAGGATTGCTGAATACCATGCTACGGATCATCCTGAGATACGAAGCCCCAACACGATGAAGTCGTTTGGGCAGATGTTGCTTCATAACGCAAGAGATGGAGCCCTCGATGTGGGATCGAGGAGGCATACCAGGACCGTTGAGCTCTCTCGGGACCGTCGGAATCAGGCGGTGTCTTGTGAACCAGTCGTACACGTATGACAGGGGAGCCTGATACTTAAACCAGTTACGTTTCCGATCTCCGACGATCTTATTCCGGGCTCGAGCGTCTACGCCGAGCATGCTCTTAAAGCGTGGTTTCATAGCAGCCGTAACAGCAGGGCCAATCGACTACCACCAATCCTCCGAAATGCAAGGAGCATGACAAAGCCCTTTGGTAGGCATATAGTCAAGCATCTTCAGAGGATTCTTCTTGTTGACGTGGTAGTACTTCTCAGAGAACGGTCTAAGCGAAGCGACCTTAGAAGGTGCAAGCTTCCGAATCTTCTTCGCAAGGTGGGATGTGATTATCGTACCAGCAGGTGGGCAGATTTCTTCCTACCCAGCAAAGAACAGTGCGTAATTGACTTGCTTGGCAACGTCAAATTCCTTACCGCTCTTATCCTTGCGAGAATGCCTTACTTAGACCGACTTGAAGACTCTCGTTTCACCCATAATCTCGGTAAAGACGAACTTTTCTCGAGTTACAAAGTGCTTCCCTTCGGAGAGAGCACCATTGCAGGCCACTACCATCGTCTCGTAGTTCTTAACGACAGAGGCGGGCCAGTTTCCGAGTAAGTCGTCACCGCAGATCCTCG